AGGTTCTTACAAAGAACTGGCAGAGTACCTGAATGCATTTGACCAGAAGATGTTCATGAAACGTGAAACGATTGCTGACAAAGGTATCTGGACTGCCAAGAAAAGATATATCCTAAATGCTTGGGATATTGAAGGTGTTCGATTCACTGAACCAAAACTAAAGATCATGGGTATTGAAGCAGTCAAGTCTTCTACTCCTGCCCCCTGCAGGCAGAAGATTAAAGATGCTCTCAAAATTATCATGACAAAATCTAATGAAGATCTTATTCAATTCATTGAGGAGTTTAGAACTGAATTTAAGAGTCTTCCTGTTGAAGAGATTGCATTTCCACGGAGTGCCAATAATCTCAAGAAGTTTGCAAGTAACTCTACAATCTATGTTAAATCTACCCCGATTCATGTTCGTGGGGTGCTCCTATATAATTTTTACATCCGTAAAAACAAACTAACACATAAGTATCCAATCATTCAAGATGGAGAAAAGATCAAATTTATTATGCTGAGAACTCCTAATAAAATCAATGAAAATGTTATTTCATTTCTACAAACTTTCCCAGAAGAGTTGGCACTTGACAAATCAGTAGACTATGATGTACAATTTGAGAAAAGTTTCCTCGAACCCTTGAAAACTATTTTGGATATTATCGGTTGGAAGACCGAGAATATGAACACACTTGAATTCTTATTTGGATAATATGGACTTTCTAAAAGATATCGTTAAAGAGATTGACAATGAATATGCATCTCTTGTTTCTGATGGTGTAGCAACAGGTGACTGTAATACATTCATTGATACTGGCAGTTACATTTTTAATGCATTGCTTTCTGGATCTATTTACGGTGGAATTCCTAATAACAAAATTACTGCTATTGCAGGGGAAACATCTACAGGTAAAACTTTCTTTTGCTTGAGTATTGTAAAACATTTCTTGGAGCATAATCCTGATGCTGGTGTAATTTATTTTGAGTCAGAATCTGCTATTACCAAGTCGATGATTGAGGAACGTGGTATTGATTCCACTCGTATGATCATTGTTCCTGTAGTAACAGTGCAAGAGTTTCGTACACAGTCAATTCGTATTATTGATAAGTTGTTATCACTTAAACAAAAAGATCGGCAACCATTAATGTTTGTTTTGGATTCTCTTGGTAATCTTTCAACTACAAAAGAAATTGAAGATTCTGAAGCAGGTAAAGAAACTAGAGATATGACTCGTGCTCAGGTTATCAAATCTGTGTTTAGAGTTCTTACCCTAAAACTTGGTAAAGCAGGTGTTCCTATGCTTGTTACTAATCACACCTATGATGTTGTTGGTGCATATCATCCCACAAAAGAAATGGGTGGTGGAAGTGGTCTCAAGTATGCTGCTTCAACAATTATCCAACTATCTAAATCTAAAGAGAAAGAAGGAACAGAAGTAGTTGGTAATATTATTAAGTGTAAGGCACAGAAATCTCGATTCACTAAAGAGAATTCTATTGCAGAAACTAGACTATTTTATGATAGTGGTCTAGATCCCTATTATGGTCTACTAGAGTTGGGTGAGAAGTATGATATCTTCTCTAAATCTGCAGGTAGATTTGATATAAATGGTGTAAAGACTTATGCCAAAACAATTCTGAATGATCCTCAGAAATATTTTACTCAAGAAATCATGGAGAAGTTAGATGACGCAGCAGCAACTGAATTCAAATACGGAAACTCAACCGTTCGTGATGTTGAAGAAACTGACTGATTATATCAAAGTATATGATGAGGTTATTCCAGAAGAAACTTGTGAACAACTTATCAAAATATATGCTGATTATCCACAATACCATGAGAGGTTTGATTATAATGGACGACCATCGTTCACACAGTTAAACTTGACTGATACTGCTGATATGATGCCAGACTCTCCCATTCATGCAGTGCATGATTTTCTTGTAGAACGAACACATAAAATTTGTGTTACTTACATGACGGAACTTGGATTGGGACACTTTTGGCCTGATCAAAATGCATTAGAACAATATCGGTTAAAATGTTATAAGGCAGGATCGGACGATAGGTTCGATACTCATGTTGATGTTGGTAATCATGATAGTGCTAAAAGATTTCTTGCCATGTTCTTTTATCTAAATGATATGAAGCAGGGTGGAGAAACAGTATTTGATACATGTAACTATACAGTGAAAGCAAAAAGAGGTAGAATGTTAGTGTTCCCACCATTGTGGTGTTTCCCACATTCAGGTAGACCTGCTATCAGTGACGACAAATTTATTATTGGAACGTATCTGCACTATGTCTGATCGAATTGAATCCGTTATTATTTCTAATCTTATACTGAATGAGAATTTTTGTAGGAAGGTTATACCTTTTATTAAACCAGAATACTTTGAAGATTATGTAGAGCAAATTTTATTTGCTGAGATCAATCAGTATGTGCAGAAGTATAATGAACTTCCTAATTCTTCAATTCTTACTATTGAAACAGAAAAAAGAACAGATATTACAGATGAATCTTTTAAGAAAGCATCTGAGTATCTTCAAAATCTATTAGAGACAGATTATAATTTTGATTGGTTGCTTACTACGACCGAGAAATGGTGTAAAGATAGGGCAGTATACCTCTCTCTTTTTGAGGCAGTTAAAATTGCAGAAGGCAAAACTAAAGATGTATCTAGAGATGCTATTCCAATTATCCTTCAAGAGGCATTAGGTGTTTGTTTTGATGATCATGTTGGGCATGATTATATTGATGATTTTGAAGAACGATATGATTTTTATCATCGTAAGGAAGAAAAGATTCCATTTGATCTAGACTTCTTTAATAAAATTACTAAGGGTGGTTTACCTTGCAAGACTCTTAATATTGCCTTGGCAGGAACGGGTGTAGGTAAATCTCTCTTCATGTGTCATGTTGCTAGTTCGGTTTTACTACAAGGTAAGAATGTACTCTACATTACTCTTGAAATGGCAGAGGAAAGAATTGCAGAACGTATTGATGCTAACTTGTTAAATGTTCCTATTCAACAATTAGCAGATATTCCGAAGCAGTTATATGAATCTAAAATTGTTAAACTTGCTCAAAAAACAGTAGGTAAACTTATCATCAAAGAGTATCCAACAGCATCTGCACATGCTGGACATTTCAAAGCACTTCTCAATGAATTATCTTTGAAGAAAGGATTCCGACCAGACATCATCTTTATCGACTATCTAAATATCTGCAGCAGTTCTAGGTACAAGGGGACAATTGTCAACTCTTACACGTTTGTTAAAGCAATTGCCGAAGAACTACGAGGACTGGCTGTGGAGTTCAACGTACCCATCATGTCTGCTACTCAAACTACTAGGAGTGGTTATGGTAGTACTGATGTTGACCTTACTGATACTTCAGAGTCCTTTGGCTTGCCTGCTACTGCTGATCTCATGTTTGCCCTTATTAGTACTGAGGAATTAGAACAGGTAAATCAGATACTTGTCAAACAACTCAAAAACAGGTATAATGATCCTACAATGAACAAAAGGTTTATCATTGGTATTGACAGGGCAAAGATGAGGTTGTATGATTGCGAGCAATCAGCACAAGATGATCTGATTGATTCTGGGCAGGATTATGACGATGATGAAGATAATCCAAAGAAATTTGGAAAGAAAGAAGTCTTCGCAACTTTTAAAATTTGAGGTAATTTATGGCAACTAAAAAAAGCAAAACTGATGAAGCATTTAATTTTGATAACTACCGTGAGCAATATGAACAACGAGTAAAGGAAGTTGCAGCAGGTGCTGAAACTAATGCTACTTATACTGTAGAGGAAGCAAAGGAAGCAGTTGAGAAAATGAAGACTGCTCGCAAAGATAACATGCGTCTCGAAGTTGATTTCCCCAAATACTTTGAGTTTGTTGACGGCATGACTAGTAATGCAACTAAAGATACTGATGCTTGGGTTACTCGCATCAATGAAATTCAAGGGGCTGGTTGTGATATTAGTCGTCTTACCACTGCTGCTATTGGTATCTGTGCTGAGGGTGGTGAGTTCATGGAGATTGTTAAGAAGATTAATTTCCAAGGTAAACCATTCAATACAGAAAATAAAGAGCACCTAATTATTGAACTTGGTGATATCATGTGGTATGTTGCACAAGCATGTATGGCACTTGATGTTGGTATGGATGATGTTATCTGGAAGAATACTATGAAACTTGCTCGTAGATATCCTTCTGGTGGTTTTGATGTTAACAAGTCTGAAAATCGTGAGCAGGGTGACCTATAATGATGTATGAAAATTTGACTGAGTTTGAACGGGCACTTGCCCGTTTCGGTGACAAGGTTGAGTTGATTGTTGGATTCGAAGTTGCAGGTAGACTATCTGCTGAAGATGCATATCAGCAAATTAAAGATATGATGAAAGATCTTAAACGACTCAGGAAATATGAAAAGAAAGCAGATAATCCACTAGATAATGACCTCTGGTAATAAGTTAAATCCTCTCATAAATATAAATGAGAGGATTCTTTTTAGGAATACAACTATGAGTGCAGCATCAGACAAATATGAAAAGGACGTTGCAAATAATATAAATGCTATTCCTGGAGTTAAGGCTGAACGTCCTCCAGGAGATACTGCTTATGCAGATGTAAAGGTTACATTCAAGAGTAAGACTCATTGGTTGGAAGTGAAAATGAATCATAAAGATAATCTTTCAAATCCTAGAGTGTACTATGAGAACGGCACTTGGCAAACAACATATAAGACACCTTCTGCTGCAGCTGCTGTTAAGATTTTAAATAGTGATTCTAAAACTAAAAAGTTTTTAGAAGATATAGCTGCGTTTTCTGGAATACCATTTAAAGATCTCATCATTCCAACAACTAAAGGTGGTCTTAAAAGACCAGGTGCTGTACCTTTAGCTGTTATGAAAATGTATTTTAATCAACCAAGAGTTAATCGTTACATTGCTAATAGTGAAAATATGGATCTCGGCTCGATTGTGACTGAGCATTATACTAAAGGCAAAAAGGCACCCGCATACTACATGCAGGCAGGGGATGATTTCTACAGAATTTCTTCAGCAGATCCTTTTGGTTTTGGTGCTAGAGTACCCTTGTTATCGGGTAACGGAGACTTCAAGGTTCGAGTTGCTACTCGATCCGACTTCTATGAAGTTCAAGCCGAAATTAAAATTGACAGTATGCCAACGAGTAGGTTCTCACTCAGACCAGGATCAAAGAAAGCAAATCCATTCCTTATATGAAATTAGATACAGACTTGGAACAAGCAATGAATATTTTTCTTAAGCAGAAAGATATTAAAGTTGCCGTAGCATATTATTCTATTGTAATGGATAGTAAAATATCTCTAAGTAAAACCAAAGCATTAAAAGATAAATATAAAAGGATGAAAAAATCTGGATTAGAATACATTGCGAAGCAGAAATTAGGTAAATGAAAAATTTTAAAAACTTTCTAGCAGAGGCAGCAGCATCGAAACAACCTTCACAACCGAAGGATACAAATGATACGTTGACCTTTACATTTGGTAGATTTAATCCACCTCATATTGGGCATGAGAAACTAATTAATAGTGTACATCAGAGAGCAAATGGTGGACACTATAGAATTTATGCTAGTCAGTCTCAAGATCCCAAAAAGAATCCTCTACATCCAGAGGAGAAGATGAATTATATGAAGCATTTCTTCCCAGATCATGCTGATAACATTCATTCGTCTGCAAGAAATGTATTTGATGTTTTAGGTGGTGCTCATAAAGAAGGATATAAGAACGTACACATTGTTGTAGGTGCAGATAGAGTAAAAGAATTTGAGCATCTTGCTAACAAGTATAATGGATCTGAGATGTATAACTTTGGTAAGATTAAAGTATCATCGGCTGGTGAAAGACATGACCATGAAGATGGTGGTGTAGAAGGTATGTCTGCATCTAAGATGAGAAAACATGCTCAATCTAATGATCATCAACTGTTTCACAGTGGTGTTCCAGTACATGTTGATCCTGAGATGTCAAAGAGTCTGATGCAGACTGTTCAATCTAGAATGTCTGCAGCAGATAAAGCTAAAAAGAAAAACACAAAAGAAGAGTTTAGTCTTTGGGAAATTGCACCAAAACTTGATAGAGTGGGTCTTCGTGATAACTATATTTCTGGAAATATTTTTAAAATAGGATCTATCGTAGAACATTTAGATACGGGGATCTCAGGAAAGGTTATTCATAGAGGAACAAATTATGTTATCTATGTTGATGAAAATGATAATACTTATCGTGGATGGTTAACATCTTTAATGGAAGGTGCAGATCCTAAAACCCAGTGGGAAGTTGGTACTGATGCATATAGAATTGCAGTACAAAAACTAACACCTGGACAACCTATTAAGAAATTTTCTGATTTCACTGCAGATGGAACTAATTCTGCAATTTGGACAGTTAAATATACTCTTAATAAGATTGGACCTGGTAAATATTATCAGGATTCCGTTTCTGCTAGAACTCAAAGAGAAGCTCTAGCTAAAGTGAAATCAAAATTAAGTGATGCTAGAATTGTTGGTTTACCACAAAGAAACCGTTCTAGATAAATAATATCAGAAAAGATAACTTCAAGGAGTACACTATTATGTCTATGATGCTCGAACTAAGTAGTCGAATGATTGATTACTTACCCGATGAGGTCGCAAAGATTCAACGAACAGTAGAACTGGCACTGTCAGAATCTAAATCAGAAGAAGAAATGTTTTCCCTGATTGATAAGCAACTGCATACTAATCACTTAAGAGAAGGTGCAAGAGAATTTTGGGATGTATTTTCAAATGCTTCTGACTATGCAGAACCCCTAACTGAAGGTGTTGGTGGATTCCCTGTAGACAAAACAAATATTCAAAAGAACAGACAGAAAGATCGTAACATCGGTAGAGTAATGGATGTTAATGGTGTACAAGTTCTTGTTATCAATAAGAGATCAAGTGGTGAATATGTAGTTGTCGGTAAAGATGGAAAGAGAATGGTAAAGAAAGGTGATGCCTTGGGTGTCACTCGTACAGAAAAAGTAGAAGTAAATGTTCTTGATACTATTGATGAGGAAGATCAAGATCCCACAAAGAAAAAGCCTGTAGGAAAGACTTCAGTGCTCATTAATCCAAAAGCAAATGATTTAATGAAAGAGGGTGTAAAGAAAGATAAGAAAACAAGAACAAAGGCACCCCGTTGGCAAGATAGTGATGGTGATGGTAACTGGTATGAGCCTGGTCAAGATGTGAAGAAAGAAGAAGTAGAACAGATTGATGAAATCTCTGCTGATCTTGCTCTTGCAGCATCCAAGGCAGCAGATGTCAAGCGTGGTAAGTTGGCTGTTGCTGGTAATAGAGAAGGTGCAGCAGCAAAGGCAGCACAAGCACAAAGACTTTATGATAAGCAAGCAGAACGCAGAAAAAAAGAAACACAAGCAGCAGTCCAAGAAGGTCTTGATATGAAGACCTTCAAAGCAAATCGTGCAAAGAATGAACGTAAAGCTGCTTCTACTGATTCTGAGAGGAGAAGTCTTGTAGGTCACGAATGGCACAATACTGGTAGAAAGTATTCTCCCC